CCTGCATGGATGTCGAATTCGTTAATTTGTTTCTTGCTCATGAGTGAACTCCGGTCTTATAGTATATTTATCGTTTTAGCGGCGCACCGAATATATTAGACTTCATATCTAATGCATTGCTCGCGGTTCCTGCTGATGTTTTTGGTTGTACAACTTTTGGTTGTGGCGGTGCTTTAGTTCCACTTTTTCCAGGACTGCCGATGTATGATTTTTTACCACGTGCTTTGCCTGGACTTAATTGTGGTGCATCAACTGTGCCGATATTTGCAGACATAGTTGCACCTGCGGTAGCAGTTTCGCCTAATAATTCGTTAATCTTCATCTGATTCTCCAGGGTCAGTCTGACCTTGTTGTGCTTTTAATTTTTTTAATGATGCTCGCGGTTGTTTATCAGTTGGATTTGCTTTTTTGTATGCCTCCAATTCGTGATAATCTTCTTCGTATTGTATGGCCTTTTCTTCAGCATAGTCACGTAACTGAGGTAATTTAAGATCAGTCAGCATACGATCAACTGCGACAAATTTAATTTTTGCATCTCTTTTTGGATCGTCTCGTGTAATCATTTGAACACCGGCTCTAAAACATGCACCGATAAATGACTTTGCAACAACTTCTTTAGTCTCCGGTGATAGATACTTATTCATTAATTGCATGGTGCCGACAAATGATTTCTGTAATTGTAAATCTTGGACAGTTGGTTGATGACCGAAGAATAATACAAACTGTTGAGAAAGATCTTGAATATAATTTCTTTCTTTTGATGGCACCTCGATCATTACAGGGATGCCATTCTTATACATCGGTTGCCCAGTAGACGGATCGGGATACGGAGCAAGTTTTGTACTAACTCCTCCACCTTGTGAACTCGAAACAGCAAACGATAATTTATTCATTCGAATAGGTTCGTCGCCAATGACATATCCTCTTTTTGCACCTCTACCTTCGAGTTTAGCAAAATATACTTCAGTTTTAGAAACACTTGATAATGCTTGATAGATATATTTGTGGAATACACCTTTAATTCCAGCATTGATATCCTCCCATTCTGAACTATGACTAAACTTGTACCATGCATCAGGTTCGTTAGTTTCCGGATCGTATCGGCCAAATTCAAAATCAATTTGAATTTTGACAGGTGGTTCGTCTAATTGAAATAACGCATTATATTGTTCGTTACCTTTGCTAAATCCTAAGAACGTAGAATTGCCAATTCTTTTGTTTACTAAATTGGTTAAGAATTCATTAATTTGCGGTTCTAGTTGTTTGTTGCATTGTGTATCAATGTCACCTACTTTTGGTTTTTTGGCTAGGTATACTTCATCTGAAATTTCTGGTAAATTAAAAAATGATAATGAACTACCACCAAGGAATTGTCTACTTTGCAATAACTGCGGAGACCATAGTGGCTGTTTATACTGCGCACTAAACGATTGATTTATATTATGTAATAATTTATCTAAAATTCCCACCATATAAGTACGATTATGTACTTTGAGATCGATCTCATCTGCTGCATGTTGACCGATGTGAAGATTTCCTCCTTCGTATAGTTTTAGTGATAGATTATTAAATAATTCTCTTAGTAGCATTATTATCTCTTATCGCCGTACCATAATTCAAACCATGCCGGAGTTCCTGGTTGTACATTATTTTCTCGTTGGTATCGTCCTTTATCACATTCTATTTTAGGAAAAGCATTTTTTGATCTGTATTCGTCTAATCTTACTTGTGCGCCCAACCCATCCATTACTTGAACAGCAATTAGTTCGTGGACAGGATCGTCAGGTGCAATATAACAATCTTCGTTGGAAGTTGTTGGGATATTTTGCGATGTGATTCGATACTGTTTCATTAGATACCGTATTTGTTCTTTTTAATTTTTGCAACTGGTGATGTTTTATTAGTGTTATCTAATTCAGTGCTTCGATTGCTACCTAATTTTTTAACAGGGCCCGCTCCGACCATTTTAGAAGCAGAATTAATCATTTCTAATTCTTCATCAGTATAAGTGGATAATAATGGATCACCTGCAAATGCACCTGCTGCTTGTGTTGGATATTCTGGTGCACCGGCTAACGCAAGCCCGAAACGGTACTGTAGATATGAACTACCGTTCGATTTGTTCATACTAATACCGGGCATACTAATGGCACCTTTAAATGCTGCAACTTGATCTTTTGGCATTTTGTTAGGATTTGCCGGGGTATCACTTTCTAAAATAATTTCGTGAATTTTCATAATGATTCCTTAGTTATATTTGTCGTCGCGAATGTGTTCATTAAACTCTTCGTGTAATTTTTCACAAACTTTTTTGGTTAACTTTTCGTCTAACTCTTCAGGAAGTTCTCGGATTGGAAATTGCGTTAAGTAATTCTTATAGCATTCTAAAGTTGCTTTTCGAAAAATTTCCGGACTAAATGTTTCATTCTTTTGATTTTTCTTCAAACACATTGCGATGACTGGATATACATGTCTACGATAACTTTCGTCGTCGTTGTGCATGAAGTATACTAAATCTTCGGCTAAATCGAATTTTAATTCCGGTTTGCCATTCTTATATTCGATAAAACCGTCTATTTTATTTTCAAACAAATCTTGTATGCGCATAATTTAAAACCTTGATATTACAGTCGCAAGAAAAATTGCGGATATGTTATTTATCCGCAATATCAAGATTAAATTATGGATTGATTATTTTTTCAACTTGCTTAACACCGGCTCCGAGATGTATCTTTGCCATAGTTAAGTTTTTTTCGCCGGTTACATAAAAGTAAATATGTTGAGAATAATTCATGTGCTGTAGCGTCCGAAGTGATCTCGGCGGAACACGTAAATTTGTGTTATCTTGTGCCCAGTTAATAAATCCTTCGTAATCGGTATTACGATTGATTTGAGCATGAACTTTGTAATCATACGGCAAGGTTGATACAACTGATCCTACTGTTAATTCTACTTTTGGAAAATGAATTTCTCGTACGGCATTTCCGCCTACCTTCTTAAGCCAACCAATGTGGTTAGGTTTGTTAACATATATAGAAAGATAACATTTCTCTACTCGAACGGTAAAATCTTCGATACCACGTAGTGTGTCAATTATGTTTAGTAACAGCTCGTAATCTTGTGGTCGAGTTGCCCGGTTCTTAGTACCATAGTAATCGTAATCATCTCTACTAGAAATTATTCGATCAACTGAGTTATCTAAATTTCCTCCTCGAAGGTAATGAGCCCCTTGGACCACCAGCATAATTTTATGCTGGTATTTGCCCAAGTACAATTTCTTCATTTCCTTATACTGGATCATTTACAATCTCAGTAGTAAGCAACGGGATCTTAGATACCTTTGGCTTTGCAACAAGAGTAATTGCATCATCTACGATTGTGATTGATACTTGACCGCCGTTCTTAAGATCACCAAACAACATCATTTTAGCAAGATCTCTTTTAATTTCTTTGTCAATGACTCGTTGTAACGGCCTTGCACCCATTTTGTCATCAAACCCTTTTTCGATAAGCCAATTAACTGCTTCCTTATTGATCTTAATCTTAATGCCCTTCTCCTTAATCATTCCTTGTAATTCGTCGATAAACTTATGAACAATTTTAATAGAAGTAGTTTTATCGAGTCTATTAAATGTTACGATGCCATCGAGTCTATTGCGAAACTCCGGAGTGAAGAACTTCTTAAGATCACCGTCACTGTAATCTTTTTGTTGTGTTCCAAATCCGATTGCATTTTTTTCAGCAGCCTGCGCACCTGCATTTGTAGTAAGAATAAGGATAACATTTCGACAATCGGCTTTCTTACCATTAGATCCGGTTACAAATCCATTATCCATTAACTGCAACAGAACAGTTGTAACATCTGGGTGCGCTTTTTCAACTTCATCGAGCAATAGCACAGCATTTGGGTGTTCTTGAATCTGTGTAATAAGTTGCCCTGCATTCTCTTCAAAGCCTACATACCCCGGTGGACTACCGATCAACTTACTAACACTATGCTGTTCCTGGTATTCGCTCATATCAAAGCGAATTAGTTTTACCCCAAGGTGCTTTGCAAGTGATTTTGCAGTCTCAGTTTTACCGCAGCCAGTTGGGCCCATGAATACAAATGATCCAACTGGCTTGTTTTCGGATTTAAGTCCTGCCTGTGCAACAATAATCTTGTCAACAACTTCTTCGATTGCAAGATCCTGACCGTAAACATCGGCTTCGAGCCCTTGTTGCAATTTTGACAAGCACACACTTTCGGTTTCCATTACTTGCTCTTCAGGAAGATTTACCATCTTGCTAAGTTCGAACTGAATTTCGTGTTCACCGATGACTCTATCTTCGGCAATCTTTAGATGGAATCGAGAACATGCACAGTCAATAAGATCGATTGCCTTATCTGGAAGTTTCTTATCTGCCTGATATTTAACTGACAACTTAATTGCAGCCTGGAGTGCATCATCCTTGATTTTAACATTGTGATGTTGTTCATAATACTTTTTAATGCCTTTAAGAATCTGCAATGTTACTTCTTGTGTAGGTTCGTCGATAGTAATACGTTGGAATCGACGCATTAACGCACGGTCCTTTTCGAAATGTTTGCGATATTCTTCCCAGGTAGTAGATGCAATAACCTTGATGTTTCCCTTACTAAGTGCAGGTTTCATCATATTAGCAAGGTCGTTTGCACTATTACCTCCTGAACCTGCACCGTTCATCATGTGTGCTTCGTCGATGAACAATACTGC